TCAACAAAACCGTACTTAAGAATTTCTGGTTCTAATGTTGAGACCGTGGTAGAAATTCAATTATCAGAAGGAAATCGCTACAGCACTAACTCACGATCATTCACTGGAGATCGTACAAACGAACCAGAAGACGTCTTGATTCAAGCTGTGCTGGATATCTTAAAAGCTGAGCTAGATCCAGGAAGTGCCATTGTCAAAACACAGGCGCAGCTTGAACAAGCTGAACAGCAGATTGCGCACAACAAGAGCGAACAGGACAGACTTGCTCAAGTCATCAAGCAAACTGAAGAGAATGCCAAGGTGAACCAGAAGGTCATTCATGTTCTTGTGTTAAACTCTGTCATGAGCAAGAACATCGAATACGGAACGACCTACAAAGAGTTGGTTGAGTTAATTCAACCGGCCGAGATTGGGAAGACCTACTTACCACATGACCTGATTACCATTGAAGATCCTGAACATGTGGAGGTTAACGGCGAAGGCAAGCGCATCCTAGTGCAGCTTAACAAAGAATTCACATACAACGGCGAGCCTGTCAGCGCATTTGTGACAAATGGTATTTTGGAACAAAACGGAACTGGTGTCGCTTGGAAATTTGAAGGGAAAGAATAGGGGTGCTTATGCCAGGATATGAACGACTAATCTTGCAAATCTTTCTCTCTCTAATTCCTGTTATCGGTCTTTATTTTTCGATGAAAGATAAAGCAACGAAGCAGGAGAATCGTCTCACGATTTTGGAGAAAGACATCGAGAATTTGCATGAATTCAAGACATCGGCCAATAAAAGGCTCGATAACCACGACGAACAGAATAAGGCTATCTTGGTCCTGGCCGAGCAGGTAAAATCGCTTGGTGAGGATGTAAGAGAACTTAAAAGCTTGATTCAAAACAAACAACAATAAAAAGGAGAAATAAAATGATTAACTGGAAATTGCGATTGCAAAACAAAACAACACTCATTGCTCTTCTTGGAGCAATCTTCCTTATGGCCCAACAATTCGGCCTTGAAATCCCTAAGAATATTCAGGACGGTGTGAATACATTCGTTTACATTCTTGTATTGATTGGAGTTGTAAATGATCCAACAACATCAGGAATCTCTGATAGTAAAAGAGCATTGGAATACTCAGAACCAAGTGAGGATTAGGAGAAAACAATGAAGAAAAACGACTTATTCATCGACGTATCTAGTCATAATGGATACGATATTACAGGTATTTTGGCTGACATGGGTACACAGAATACTATTATTAAAGTTTCTGAAAGTACAAATTATCTAAACCCTTGCCTGTCCGCTCAAGTTGAGCAATCCAATCCTGTTGGATTTTATCATTTTGCTTGGTTTGGTGGTGACATTGAAGAAGCTGAGCGAGAGGCACGCTACTTCCTCGATAATGTTCCTCAAAAAGTAAAATACTTGTGTCTTGACTACGAAGATCACGCTAGCGGAGATAAACAGGCAAATACAGATGCTTGTATTCGCTTCATGGAAATTCTCAAAGAAAATGGCTATGAGCCAATATATTACAGCTACAAGCCATTCACGCTCAATAATATCTATTATGAGCAGATTCTTGCGAAATTTCCAAACAGCCTTTGGATTGCAGGCTATGGTTTGAATGATGGTACAGCTGATTTTGAATATTTTCCTAGCATGGGTGGGATTCGATGGTGGCAATATTCTTCAAATCCGTACGACAAAAACATTGTTTTACTAGATGACGAAGAAGCTAAACCCAAATGGAAAAAGAATGATACCGGATGGTGGTATGAATATCCTGACGGATCTTTTCCAAAAGAAGAATGGGAAAAGATCGATGGTATCTGGTATTACTTCAACGAGAGAGGTTATTCAATAGCTTCTCGCTGGTTGAAGGATGATGGCAAGTGGTATTATCTCAAAGAAAATGGCGCAATGGCCGTTGGTTGGGTGCTTGTGAATGGTAAATGGTACTATCTTGATGCTTCAGGAGCAATGGTCACTGGCTGGGTTAAATATAAGGACAAACTATACCATCTCAAAGAAGAGAACGGAGCAATGTCTTCAGAAGAACTTGTTAAAGTTGAAGGTGGCTGGTACTACGTCAACGAAGATGGCAGTCGTTCAGACAAGCCAGCACTTGATGTATTACCTGATGGACTAATTGTTACCACTAAATAATATTTTTAAAATAAAGAAAGGAAAATTTCTAAAATATTGTTCGAATTGTTTTAACCGCAGGCTTATGCTTGCGGTTTTTTGTTTGCTCTGGAACAAGAAAATATCTAACTGACCGACGTTGATGTCGGCCAGTTACAAAATAAATGATTTGTCTGAAAATTGACTTGTTGAGGTCAACAAATAGTATTAAATCGCTTGGTTGCCAATTTTGTTGATGCCAACAAAATTGTTCTGGAAGTACTTTCTGAATTAAAAAAAGTTTAAATTTCTTTGTGTTATTTGTTGACAAACTATCTTACATGGTATATAATATACTTGTAAGATAAATGAAGGAGAAATCAAAATGAAATCACAAGTTATGACATTGGCATGGAAAATCTTCAAAAACGAAAAGAACGATGTAACATTCTCAGAAGCCTTGAAATTGGCTTGGAAAGTAGTTAAACGTCAAAATATGGCTGATGATTTCTATTTCTTCCATTCTTCAAATGTGAAATTCCAAGGAGTTAAGAAATGGTTTGCTGAAAAAGAATTTTACGGACGCAACAAGAAGAATTTGGCCTTCATGTCTGTTAGTGCGATTAGCATCAATGAATTACTTGAGGAAACTGAGAAGGCTGTTAAACTTGAAATCGTAACACCTTATGGAACCTCTACTAAATGGTATCCAAAGAGCGTACTTGCTTAATTTAAAATCAAAGGAGAAACTAAAATGGAAATCAACAACGACATCAAAGACTTAATTTTGGAATATGTAGGACGATACTTCAGATATGAAAATGATTTCTACAAACTACCAGGTATCAAGTTCACCGATGCCAACTGGCAGAGATTCAAGAGTGGTGAGACCTCTATCGAGAAGATGGGCGCTGCACGAGTGAATGCTATGCTTGATCGCTTATTTGAAGACTTTGAATTAGCCATGATTGGTAAGGCTCAAAATAGCTACTATCTGAATAATTCTCTTAAAATGAACATGACATTCCACGCTTACTATGACCAATTCAAGAAGCAACAACTTATTAAATGGATTGAGAATAGCCGTGAAGATATCATCGGTGGTGCTGGTCAAATGATGACTGCAGGTGGAAACTGGATTTCTAGCGCTTATTTGAGAGTAGCCTTGGAGAGTAGCAGTCTAGGAGATGGGTCATATATGCTTCAAATGCGATTCAAGAACTACTCTCGTGATCCAAGACCAATTCCAGCTGGTCGTCAAAATCGACTTGAATGGATTGAGAAGAACTTGGAGAATATCCGATGAGAGAGAATATAATCGGGCAGAGATTCAATCGTCTCGTTGTCATAGAAGATGACGGGACGAGGTCTTCTAAAGGAGAAATCAAATGGCTTTGTCAATGCGATTGTGGAAATCTATATCATGCCCTTGGATACAGATTAAGAAACGGTCGAACCAAATCTTGCGGGTGCCTTAACGACGAGAAGAAGCGCGGCCGATTCAAAGACTTGTCAGGAACCGAAACAGATAACTTCAAGATTATTGATAGAGCCTACTCTAAGAACCAGCGAGTATGGTGGAATTGTATCTGCAAGCATTGTGGTCAGAGCGTGATTCTTAATAATAACCTTATCGGTCATCAGACCTCTTGTGGATGCAGACGTGGAGCGTCCAAGGACTATATGGACTCTATCCGAGATCCTGAGAGTCGAAAATCTACAAAACCAACTGCTAGAAATAACACGGGGGTTCGAGGTGTTTATTTTAATAAACGGAAGAAGAACTATCAGGCATTTATAAATGTTGACAAAAAACAGAAGTATTTGGGCAGTAGCACCTCTCTTGAAGAGGCTATAAAAATGCGCAGGGAAGCAGAAATAAAATACGGATATAAATAAAACAGTGAGTAAAACTCACTGTTTTTGTTGCAATGTATGGGCATAAT